CCAACAGTAGGTGGATTAAATCTTCCAAATGTAACAGATATGCTACCTTGATCGACCTGACCCTCGCCGCTTCCAGTTTCTTCTCCTCCATTTTGCTGCGTCCCAGTTGCTGCTTGTTGAGCAGTAACCTTTATTAGTTTACCATCCTTAGACAAGTGAGTAACGTTGCCATTTATATCGGCATACTTACCATACCCTACATGTTTAAGTTTTAATTTCTCCGCTTCTTTTGAAGCGAAAGATCTTTCGGCTTCAGTTAGGAAAGCACTGAACTTTTTCATTCTGCCAATTCTTACTAAGGTTAAAGTTTGCTTTACTAAAGGTCAACCGATCTACAATTTTGTACGGATTATTTGAAACGGTCACGAACCCCTCATGCTGAGAAGATTCTCCATCGATGTAACATTCAACATTTCCATTTACAAAAATCGCATCGAGTAGACGCTGTTTCAGTTGGAAGATTTTATGCCATACCTTAAAGGTACTCACATTGACTTCTCCCTTATATTTAGCATCTAATGTATCGTACATTTCCTGAGGATGCGGAAGTATACCTTGTCGTATAAATGAATTGATATGTTTTGCTATTTCGGTGCGGGATTGTGGAACCTTTGCGACTAGAAGTGTAGGTAGTATCTTTGCTAGGTGTCTCCATCCTAAAGGTGGTTCTACTACAGCATTATTAGTATCAACAAAGTAGCAATCAGAAGTAGATTCAAGACTAACTCCGATCTTACCCTCAGCAGTAGGACTAAGTTCTGTATACTCTGTATGAGGTGCTAGAATTATTTTTTGAATGATGGTGGAAGGAAAGTTATATTGAATAGTATTAGGACAATAAACATTGCCCCCACCGACACCGATCCAATCAGCTTGGATAATACGATTGATACGAGGAAGGTGATCAAAAGCCAACCGAAGAATGTCTGCGACAGTTCCTTTATGATTCTGATCAATGTCCTCATGACTGTAATTGATTTTAATTTTACGTTTGTTGAAGACAGACTTAGTGCCAACAAAGAACTTACCATTCTCAGGGTTAGTTCCAAAGACCATAGCAGGAGCACCGTCCCATTTAACAGACAGTCTAGTAACTGTCACAAGTTCCTTGATAGCATCTATTGCAACTCTACGTCCTTGAAGAATCGAATCTTCTGGATGCTCAAGGTGCTTGTTAGGCATAGGGGTCTCTTCATTACCCCTCTATTATACTCCATTTTAGAGGGTAATGGGACAGTAGTGTGCCAGTTTGTTTACTGGAGTTTCCAGTACACAGAAGACTTGTCTGACTGTGAGGATGCGTACAAATATACCTCTTTCATTATCTGATCAGAATCCTTATGAGTTGATACCCAATCTAATAATTTTAATCCCGCATACTTACTATACTTCCATGCTTGTTCTGCCTCATCTTTAATCCATGCCAAATCAGTTGATCTATTCTTTAAACCCTTTGCCTTATATTTTACCAGTAAATTATAAATCTCTTCATCTAACTTACCATTCTTAGCTTTACTCCAAGTATCTGTTCCACCATACTCAGGTAGTGTACCAAACTTACCATCCTTTAATAATTCTTGTACCTTCTTACCTTGTATCTTACCCTGTGCAGCAGACTTACCTTTCAATTCTAACTTCCAATCACCCTTAGTAGGACCACCAAAGTTTCTTGCTTGAAACTTCTCGTAAGTACTTGTACCATAATACAGATATACATCCATAGGATGATTATCTTTCTTTCTACCATTATCGAATGTTAAATCATACTTTTCAAACTTTGCTTTCTCATTCTGCTTTCTCTCTGAAGCAGGTATATCATTCAACAGTTTCATTTTAGGGGAACCTTCAATCTTCTTCAAAGATATACCAACTAACTGTTCTTCTATTCGCAATTGTAATAGAGCATTGTTTAAACAATCAATAGTAGTTTCTTTGTCAAGATGTTTCTTTACTTTATTCTTATCTTTTACCATCCATATATCAGCAGGATTCCATTTGTCTTCTGATGATAAATTAGTCTGACCTTTTACTCTATTAAATGCATTCTTAACTGCACCATCATCGATGATAGAATCACCTCTAACAAATGTCCATCCACTTCCTTGTACCTTATCAAAGATCTCCTTAGCACCTTCCCAAGATGATTCTTGCCAATCTTTTCCTAGTGACATAATTTCATCTAATTTAGAAGTTACCTCACAATGTTTCATACCACATTTAAAATCTTCTTCAGTAAATGCTTTCTTCTTTTCTATGTTAGGACAATAATATCTCATAGCAGCATAAACACACTGTGCAGATTCTACTAGTGCAGTTTGTGCAGCACCACCACCAGATCCTTTACTATTCTCTGGTTTGACTTCTATTCTAATAACTTGTTTCTCTCTTATTGGAATATCTAACGCAGTACCCTTTGCATTAATTGTAATTCCTGGATATTTCTCATCCAATGCACCTTTTATATTTTCAACTGCTGTACTTCTTTTATTTTGAGGAACAAAAACTTTTAATGCTATCTGAACTTTCTTAGTTGAGTCCTTGTCCTCTACATTCTTAACATCAAATAAGTAATAAGAATAATCATCACCCCCTAATGCATCCATTACATCTTCAAATGGTTGTTTATTAATTGGGGGTATTGTTATTGTCATTAGTCAGACACAGGTCTCCACTAATATTTATTATCCAAGACTATCGTTAAGTCCATCTTCGACTTGCTCTAGTAATGGTACTACGTGTATGATGTTATCAATATTAGCCAACATATCTGCAATGTGCTTTGATATGTATGGTTTCTCAGTACGTGCTGCAAATGATAATGCGTTACGTAGATCTTCTTGTGCCTCTATGAGAGACGATTCGACTTGTTCGGATAATGGCATAATTTAATTCCAGTGACGGATTACTCCGCTAATAATAAAACAATTAGTGATAAGATAAGAAAAAAAGATAAGAGATCGTACAAGGACAATAGAATTATCATACCTCTGCGTCTTCGTATCAGCGAAAGAACCCAACGCATACTTCCATACTCTCCATAATTTAGTGAGGGTCATAGTAAACCATACCCACGATGATTGCTACTATAAGTAAGATAGCAATCGCTCCAAAAATTAAATGCATTATACGTCACCTTCCTTTCTGTTTTCTGAATAGTGAACATCAAACTCTCCACCAGGATATCTTGCTTGTAACTTCTCTACATTCATCTCTATAATTTCATCAATTGTAGTATCAAGTGACATACATGCTTGAGCAACATACCACATGACATCTCCTAGTTCTCTCTTCATATGAAATCTATTCTCTTCAGTATATGGTTTACCTTGGAACACTATTTTCTTTACTACCTCAGTAAACTCTCCTGACTCTGCACTCATACCAAGAGCAGCAGTTATCAAACGATTAATAGGGATTCCATCATCACCCTTTTGTATCTCAAAGCATCTAGAATTAAATGCAATATAATCATTTGATTCTTTAGATGTTACTGCATCAACGAAGTCCAAATAGGCATCCGTGTTTACTCGCTTAGTCATACTTTAGATCTTGAAATGTTTTCTTTGGTGTGAATTTTTTTACTAAATCAATCTCAGGTTCACCAGCATCAACTAGATCTTTCTGAGCTTCCTCTATATCATACAACCTCATCTTTGATCTGTCAATACCTACACAAAATCTTTTGTAAGAAGTAGGATCATTGTATCTATTCTTTAATTGCTTTACCATAATCTGATTCATACCCTCCAACTCTTCTGTAGAAATAAGGGCAAACATAAGGTCAGCAGTAGCAGGGAGTCCAAAAGATTCAGAGGTGTCAGTAAGGTCCACATCGCTACTACCAAAACCGCTACGAGTAGTTTGAGTGGCAGATACAATCGGAACGTTCGCCTCAACTGCGAGACCCCTAAGTTCTTCTGCGATGGCTTTGACATAAGTATAAGAATTAACAATAGATCCTTTGTACCTCTGAGAGGCACAGATATTTAAATAGTCTACAAATATAATATCAGGTCGAATAGATCTTTTAAGTGCAAGATCATTAATAAGAGATTTAAAGTGTCCAACATGTGCAGACGCAGTAGGATACTCTTTAATAATTAATTTACCTTGAGTTTTCTTAGCAAGACTTTTAATTTTCTTTTCAAACATTACCTTCGGAAAATCCGAAAGTTTTTGAATGGGGATGTTGAGTAGATTCGCATCAATACGTTCAGCGATTTTCTCCTCCGCCATTTCCAACGTGATGTAAAGTACATTCTTCCCTTGAAGAAGGGCAGAGGCAGCACAGTGACACATAAACAAAGACTTGCCCACACCAGTACCAGCAAGTGCAATATTAAGAGTCTTATTAGGAAGACCACCCTTCGTAATTTTATTGAAGAGAGATAGATCAAAAGGGATCTTATCTTCTTTGCGATGATAGAAATCATATCTTGCTTCTGCGTCTGAGACATAATCATGTCCTACGTGTTGATCGAATGATACACCAAGTGCTTCTGATAGAATTTGAGGAATGGCACCCTTATCTTTCTTGGGATCTTGACCGTCAGCAATCTTGACACTCTCCATAAGAGATAGGTAGATCGCACGCTCTTGACACCACTTCTCCGTAGTATCAATGAGCCAATCGTGGTCTGTGGGATCATCGGAAAGGACATTTAGTACCTGAATAATTTCTTTAAACTGGTCTTCGGTGAGGTCAGTTCGTTCCTGACATTCTATACCAAGTGCGTTGAGACTGGGGCAAGCATCATATTGACTAATATATTCATGGATCTCTAAAAAAATAATCTTATGTTCACGAGCAGTAAAGTACTCTGACTTGAGAAAGGGAAGTACCTTTCTTGCATACTTTTCACTGTATACGAGATTACTAAGGATAGTTACTTCTAGATTCATTACATGTAGTGAAGATAAGTTCCGAGGATGTACTTTGTACCTTTAGTAACTGGACGACCTGCATGACGGTACATCCAATTTGGAGGGAACACCAATATTCTAGCACACTTTGGATTAATTGCATGTTCAATTTTTGGAAAGTCTGTAGTTCCACCTTCCTCAACATCATTCAAGTACAGAAAACATACTAAAAATCTACGAGCAGAATTATAATCTCCAACGTCAACATGATCTGCAAATTCATCATCAGAATTTTGTAGATATCGTTTAATTCTAAACTCTTCAAAAGCATATTTAGCAGGAAAATCTGCACCTATATCCAACTCACTCATATATGTACTAACAGCTTCAACAAAACAAGCTTGAACTTGTTTTTGAATAACCATCCAGTCAACATCTTTTGCCAAATACCGTTGAGAGATATTCATCTCAGTAAACGTAGGTCTTTTTAATCTATCGATGTATACATGATGTTCTTCCTGTGATTTAAATGTTTCTACAATTTGATCACAGGTTTCTTTATCACAAATATCATCATAAACTTTTATATAATCCGTAAGTCTTGAGACAGAAGGTTTAACTAAATCAGAGAACTTAACCTCTAAAGGATTAATGTCCATAACGAAACTCCTGTGCAGCAATTTCATCAAGTGCTTGCATCACTTCAGTAGTGAAATATGTTTCTGGATCTTTAAGTATTTGTTTAGCATAAACTTTTTTGCCATTCATCTCATATCTACCTGCTACATTCTTCCATAGTCCACCCCTCTCACCTAATTCTAGCAATCCATAGTACCTATCAAGACCTTTATCATAATACAAACGTGTTTCAACTTGAGAATTTTCTTTCGTTAGTCTTGACTTTTGGGTTTTACATTTGATAATATTTCCAACAACCTCAGTACCATCCTTTTCCTTCTTTTTTGATAGATATATAATTGTTGATGAAGC